CTAAACGTATTAGACGCTTCGAGATGCCCCAGGAAAAGTGTGCTCGTTGTAGAGGTATTTCCCTGATCTACTACCTGCTGAAGTGTTCCCAGGGTTGGAGCATTAGGACCTATTAATGTTCCATCCAGATAAAGTGAACGGGCGAGGCCAGTCTGACCCACGACAAGACCCGTTGTGGACGGGGCGTCGTCTATGGTTTCAAACCGAACCTGTTTGAATTTTATTTCGTCACCGGCATTCGCCATTTATATTAATTACTAAATAAAATTCCAGTAAGTCCTTTGCGTATTCTAAGTATATTGTAATTCAGTGCATACACATACACCGGTAGGTTTTGTTTGGCCGATGCCCTGGAAATGTTTGTAATGTTTAATGTGGCCGTATCGAGTCTGCTAAAGTTGCACGAACCCGTCGGATTATAATCGGATGCGTCATTCGCAAAGCTATACATGAAAAATCTGGTATAAAACGGAGTCTTTTCAACGTTTGTAAAATTTACCAGAGCATTCCGTGTGTGGTAGTAACCCTGAACGGTGTGAAAATAATTTGGGGACATATTTTCAACCTTTACTTTTCCATTCAGATACATACTAAGCTTATCAAATGTGAAAAAGTCGGTTACCGTGGTCCCGGAAAGAGCTGATTGTCCGAACCACAGAGCCTTTACTGGATGATTCAGGGACGAAATATCCAATTTGGAATTCTCGTCATCTGAGACTCTAAATGGAATGTTCTGAACCTGAGTGACTAACATATCCATATCATGCTGCGCAAATCTGGTTCTTTCTTCTGCATCGAGAAAAATATAATTTCCATACATTTTAACGTCACTTGGTGCCGCGGCTCCCCACTTAATTCTGATTTCTACCTTGTGATACTGCATTCCCACGAGAGGCAGAAACATGCCGTTATCACAAAAGAAAAAGTGCAGGGGGAAAAAGTTTTTATCGGTTGAAGAAATTCTGTTGTTTATGCACGTAGACTTGACTTTTGTCTCTGCGAGGTAAATAGGCCAAATTTCCGTAATATATTCAAAGCTCTGAGTATCTACTAATTTACCTCCAATGTATAATTCAAACTCCGTGCCCGCCATGGAATCCAGAAGGTCAGGACCTTCGAGCCATATATAATTTACCAGATCTCCGTACTTTATTATTTCTACTTCTGTGATTCCACTTGTTGTAATATTTCCTTTAATCTCCAATTGTTTTGCATTCTGGGAAAATGGTGTATGTTTTTTGTACTGTGCTGTGAACTGTGAATTTTCCAATTTGTCTGTAAGTATGTGAATATCCTGAACTCCCTGGGATACAAGTTGGACGAGTGATCCAGACATTTGTTAATATAAAATATTTGTTTATGATAAAAATGCCCCAGAAGCGATTGCCCTTGTCTGGTTCGGAACACCCATTTGTTCACAAACCATGGACGAAATTCAAGGTTGCGAACAATTGCTACGCATATGCATTTCACGACATGCGCGCCTGGAGACCTCACAAAAGTGTGCCCGGTGATCGTACCACTGGTATAAATCACACTTTTACACATTGCAAAGGTATAGCCAAAAAGATAGTTCAAGACAACCCGGGTAAGGTATTTATAGCTAACGCCAAACAAAAGTGTCCCAAGGGTTTCTACAAGGTCATGATGGTTGTGGCTCCCAAGGACAAATATGGTCGCCCCGGTGGTGATTTTCATTTTTACAAACAGCACGGCATCATAAAGTACAAGCTGCGTAAACAGGATACTGCGGAAAATTTGGCGAAATTTTTCGATGTACCCCTGGGTAGAATTAAATTGGCGATGGGCAAGACCCCACGGACAGGAAAAATAATAACTTTTAAATGTAATCTGTTTAGCCATAAGATGGGATGGGCCACCGGTCCCCTCCTGGTTGACTCTTGTGGTAAAATTATGAAAGACCCCCGTAAGGCGTGCAGATCTTACAGCCTGGTATATAGTAAATACTGTAATTCATTCTGCGTCTCGAGTAAGAAGGGAGTTAAGGTCGGTCCGGTCTAAATCCAAGCCTATGCGATTAAGAACACTATATAAAATTTCCAAATCTTCTGCTTCCATAGTGAGTTCTGTGGAAAAGCCTCGAATCTCGGATGGGTCTATTCGCAATGAACTAAAAATATTGAAAGATCTATCTGATGCGTCAAATGTGTGCGAATTGAAATTATTCGATAAAGATTCTATATTCACGGTCACTCTAAATTGTGGTTCGTCAAATTCTTCTCGGCACAGGGGGCAGGTTCTATTTCCTTCTAATTTCCATTTTTGTAAACATTTTTTGTGAAATTTATGACCACAACCAAGTTCTCTGTGATTTCTTGTCGTCATACATTCCATGCATATGGAGCAAGTTGAATCCTCGCCCTCCAGTGGTCTGTGCCACTGACATCTTTGACCCGGTTCCCTTACCCTGCACCGACATTCTGTACCCGAGGGGGTTGGGGCACCACAAAAAGCCATATTGTTTCAAAATAAAAAATTGTTGAATAATAAACACATTTTATGCTGACCGAAAAACAGATCCGTGATCGGCTTAAGAAAATAAAAAAACATAGGGTCTATACTCCCATGAAATATTTCAAAGGTCTGAAATATCTTAAAGAAGTTGATCAGAGATATAAGCGAATCTTGAAAAGTGACTATAGTGCGTTCAATACAGATAAGAATAAAAAGACTCGACCAAGTTCATACACAACCAGATTTTATAAAAAATATCCAGGAGCGAAATCACTTTCACAAAAGGCAAAGGCAACAGGGGTTCCCCTAAGTATAATCCGAGAAGTATACAACAAAGGACTGGCAGCCTGGAGAACCGGACACAGACCTGGGGCAACCGCACAACAATGGGGGTATGCACGGGTCCACTCATTTCTTTTGTGTGGTAAAACCGCCAGGACCGCTGATAAATATCTAGCAAACAAAATCAAAACATTGTGTAAGCGACGTTAATATCACATTTTCCTGCAAGATGTGTAAAATAATTTTCTTTGAAAAATGTTTCAAGATCCACATTCTTTTTAATAATTTTATTATAAATCTTATGGGTCATCCATATTGCGTTCCACTTCTGGTCCATGTAGAACGCCATATCGTTTATCTGAAGTTCAAAACCAATCACAGATTGTTCGTAATGAAATCCATGTGGGGACCATTTCTGATTCTCTGAATATTTTTTGAAAATTTTTTCCAAAAATTCTTTGTGTTTTTTGGGCTGTATGACCAAAACACCGGTATTAATCACATCTTCCGTATCTAAAATGTGACCAGATTTATTCAGATAGTATTCACTGGCGGTAAGTTCCCAACCCATTGCCCGCTGGACTGCGTATTTGGCGTACTTATCTGGCTGATTTTGACTTACCACGCCGATTTTATCACCAAAATCATATGCATCATGAATCGAGGGTGCATGGGGGTTTATCAAAACATCGGCATCCACAAATATTACAAAATCATAATATTCGTCTGAAACCAATATCTTGTTCATAGATATGAGTTTAGGGTCTGGTTCAGAAATATACTCTGTGATAATCTTGAAATCATATCCATGTTTTTTTGCATAGTCTTCCTGGGTTTTTCTGAAAATTTGATTGTATTGCCGAAGATATTGTTCTCCTATACACACGGTGACCAGACAAACTTTCATCCTAGTTAGGTATTAACTCTCTTCTCCTTAATATTCTCACTTGTCTACGAAGTCTCATTACTTCTTCTTCTAATGAATCAATAGCATCTTTGTATTTTCCTCTCATATTATCCTCGACAAGGTTCCTAAATTTTATAAATGAATCCTTGGCCTGGGGTATCCTGCACACGGGGCAATTATCAGACATAACATACCACTGAGTTATACATTCTTCGTGAAAAACATGAGCACATGATAACTTTTTGGAGTTTCTTTGAACAAGTTCAAAACAAATGGGGCAGTGATCTTTGTTGTGTCTTGTACAGAGACCATTCACCTTTGCCTTGTGTTTACATCTGGTCCCGGCATTTGTGATATACTTACAGCAATCACTTTCCATCTCTTAATGTAGTAATCTTTTTTAATATTTCCTGGGAAACGTCTTCTATGGACTGATTTCCGTTTACAACAAATACATTTTTACTTTTAAATCCGTTATAATATTTATTCAACTTTTTGAGATATTCCAGAGTTACCCCACTGTCCCCCTCTTGTTCTCTTTTTTGTATGTGTTCATAACACAATTCTGGGTCCTTTTCTATCAGAATGGTAACATCTGGTTTCCATTCCAAATTTTTAAAAAGTTTTTGGAATATTTCATCTTCCTTCTGGGTAACAATACCACTATCAACTAGATTCTGCCAAAAGACGCTGCGCGTGGACTCTGGGGAACGTTCGAATATACCGTCAACATCTCTGAATTTTACAAAAGAGTTCAACACTGCTACTTGCATCATGAAGCCCCATCTACGGGGATCGCTATAGAACAACTCAAGTGGCCATTCTTCGATGGGTTCCCTGACTACGGGGATACCCAACTTTTTGTGGATAATACCCACTTGAGTTGATTTGCCGGCACCGATGAGTCCATCGATGACGATCTTCATTAATATACTATACACTCGTTGTTTTAAGTCTAGTACGTATTTTTTACTGAAAGAAGGGCCTGGTTACACTGGGGACACTTGTCCTTGCGAGTGTACGGATCCAGAAGTTCGGGACCCTTGGACTGCAAAAGCTTGCGGAAACTGTAATTGTCCTGGAACATGATACCATTGGTCTTCATCATGTGATCATTAAAGAGTGTCGAAGCTGTGTTGATGGTAAAGCATCTGCCGTCGGCCATTCCAAGTCTCTCAGACATTGTTTGTTATACTATTCTTGGATATTTTTTCCAACCATATGGGGATCGGTACACCCCTGTAAATTTCAAACTTGTCTGGTTTTTCAGATTGTTCATCAAATACCGAATACTGATTTGCAGAAATAATTTTCATAATAGTTCCATATGTTAATGAAATTTCTTCCAGACATCGCGCACCCGTCATGATTACCTTTCCAGAACCAAAAATGCTAGCAGTTATATACCGACCCGGGGTCACTTCCATCTTTACCTTGACCGCTGCGTATCTGTCTGGGTTATAACTCGTATCATGACCGGCCGCCTGAAAAGAATTAAAAATTTCATAAAGATTCACACTGAAATTCAAAGAAAAATTTGTGTTGATCATAGCTACATTAAAGTCACTAATACCCATTTTTCTCTTGGTAATATGAGACACGATGCATGCAATCTGTTTGATAACCCTGCGACACTCTGGAAGATCAGAACACCCGGCAACTTGGACCGCACCATTCGGAAACAATTTTACCGATTTCCTGCTTTTGTGGTCGTCATAAAAGATACTCACCTGATTATAAAACGTCGTCTGACCCATGGTCCACTTTATGACGTGCTTACTCTGATTTGATTTCACACAAATAGTCTCGCACCGATTAAAAAACTCTCGAATATGCTTGATATCCAGGGCAGCATTGAGCTTGGCTGTTATGGTAATAGTAGTTACCTTGACCCAGCTTGGGTTCATATCTGAAGCACGAATTATATTTTTTCGTGTTTCATTTATGTTAGTAAGAAACTTAAAAGTTTCGAGAATTTCGGGTGAGTACGACATGTTGTCTTGCCCATGGACAAGCCACAACCTAAGATACAAAAAAACATGTTTTTACATACGGGCCAGCAGAACACCAAGAACACCGGCGGCAAGTACGAGCCATGTATCATAGACTGGGGCTGACTTGTCAGCCCATTTGGACGTGAAAAATACAGACATGAATACACCAAGGGCGCGGGCAAAGGATTCAATGTGTGTCTGCAGCATTTAATTTATATTGATAAAAAAATCACCGCCATTTAAATATATATTATTTATTTCATCCTTGTATCTCTGAATTTCTTTCTCTGCCCTGCGTATTTTCAGTGTGTTGGATTTAATGTTTTTAAGTTTATCATGATTAAATATAACTGATCTGGGTTTTTTGTTTCGTAGTTGCATGCGGGCCTGGTTCGCACTCGCCTCTTCCACCCTGCTCCAGGCTATAGCACACTGCTCCTTGGTGTCTATTAGACAGGTGGCCTTGGCGACATTTATCATATTTATGATGGGGAGAGCCTTCATTACTCAAAATAATAATATCACTTTTAAGTAATGAATAACCCAACATTTATTGGAAATGCTTTTGGAGTTTCCTCCAACAATAAAAATTCTGGTGTGGGTGGGTATGTAATTTCATCAGATAAGAAAAGCCGCTGTAGCAATAATACCAATAGCCCTTTTGCTACATTCAATCCGTGTGTTCCCCGGACAAAGAAATAACTGACTGCTCCCTGCCCTGAATCTTAATCTCAAACTCATCCTCGGCGCAATCTGGAATGTTGCCGTCTGTGCCAAACTCCTTCTTGAAGGCCGCCACGGTGGGACCACTCACACTGGGAGCCTCCTGCTGCATGCGCTCATACTCACCCAGCGCCCACTCCGAGAGGGCATCAGATGGCTTGCGATCCGCGCGGTCCATGGCCATCTGCAGAGTTACATACCGATAAAACGAACCAAACTGCTTTGCAACGGCGCCGTGCTCGGCCGCCTTTTCCTCTGCATTGTAAAACTTCTTCACCGACTGAATAAGTGTGGCGATCATACCAATACCACCAATGGTATAGGTCACGGCCGGTGATGGCTCATCCATATTGGCCGTTGCTACGGCTGCCGTACTCGCAATCGTGGTGAGACCAATGGCCCACAGAGAAAGCTTGTCGCTGAAACCCTTCCAGACACCGGCATCCTTGTTGTGAATCCAGCGCAAACCGGCCGCCTTCTCACCCCAGGCCTTCATCAGATCCTCCATGTGATCCGACCACGAATCTGCATTCATCTTCTTCTTCAGGGCACCCATGTTCGCCGCGGCCAGAGCAGCCTGCTCGTCAACACTCATATTCTTGTTCTCGTCCGCCATTCTATATAATATTTAATCTTATTCTTTAATAAATGATTGACGTCAAAACACTTGATAGATTTGC